CCTTCATGTTGTCAACGATTCCGTCAATGTTGTCTTTGAGAATCTTCGTAGAGAACTTCTCTGGCATCATGCACTTCTTTCCGAGCTCTAGCCAGTCCCAGAAGTTGCTCATCTCGTAGCCGTGGAAGGACAGAACTTCACTCATGTTGTCTCGGTCTTGTCTAAGACCCTCCACGTGAGCTCCGTTGACACCGCCTCTTATGACTGGATATGCGACGAGCTCGAACTCGAAGTCGAGATATGCATCTTTGCTGAGCTGTGCGCTGAGCTGCGTCCACTTGTCTGTCATTATCGGTGGATTGTAGTATGGACCTCCCAACATCTGAACAATCTGTGCTGGAATGCTGTCTCCGCCACCAGCGAAAGTCTTAAGCTTTCCAGTGATCCACTGAGAGTTAGAAGCGTCCCAGTTGCCCCAGTCCGTTCCGTAGGAGAATCTAGGAAACTCTTTGATGTAAGCGAGAAGCGGAGCATTGAGATTCTCTTTAGCCTCGTCGCTGAGAGGCTCGATTCTCAAAACGCCAAGCTTGGGCTTATTGTCCCATAATACTATCTCTTTCTCGCTCATCAGTCACCACTCAGGTTAGCAATCTTAGAACCGTCAGAGCCGCTCTCGTTTGATCCAGTCTTGTTCATTATCTGGTAGAAGTTCTTGAAGGCGTCAAAGCTCGACTTGAACTCAAGGAGCGCTCTCTTGATCTCTTTCGTCTCAGACAGAATGTAGTCAGAAGCTGCGCTGCTCATCTCTGTGTTCACAGTGTCCTTCACTTCTGTAACTCTGTCGTTAGCGGATGGAACATTCTTCAGCTCGTGAACTGCTTCTACGAGCTTTCTCAAGTTGCTGTCAAGCATCCTATTGAGAGATTCTTGACCTCTTACGAGAGGCTTCACAGCTTCAGCGAAGACATCGACTTTGATCTCTCCGTTCTGATTGTCTTGTGTGTAGCCCTCGATTCTCACGTTCAGTGTAGACTTGAGAAGAGATATGACTTCGCTCTGGAATGCTTGTTCCTTCACCTGTGCTCCAGTCATGTTGTCTGACTGCGGAGCAGAGACGAGCATAGCGCTCATTCTTCTCGTGCTGTCTTGGATCGCAGCGTTCATCTTCTCGATGGAGTCTGCTACGTCCCTTCCGATGTCGAGAGACTTCAAGCTCATTCCGAGCTGTTCAGCTTTAGCGCTCATCGCGTTAACTGCTGTGAGAATTCCCGTGAGCGGAGTAACGATCGAACTTCTTGAGGATTCAATCGACTTGACGATCGGTGTGCTGTCGAAAGTCGGAGCTTCTCTCTTTGGCTCTGGAGCAGTCGGAACGCTCTGTCCGAACACTAGACCTTTCAGACCACCCTCTGCGATAGATCGGACAGAGTGTGAGATGTCTACGACGGCATCAACGAGCTTGTTGAAGATCACTACCACTCCACCGACGATCAGACCAACTCCAGCTATGATGGGTATTGCGAGAGCTACGCCGACATTCACTGGATTCGACCAAGCCTTCAAGAATCCTGCAGCGTTGTCGAGAACGAGACCGAGCTTCTTTTCGAGTTCCTCTGGAATTAGCTCCTGAGTTCCCGCAATAGGCGTGTTCTGAACGGTCTTCTGGACTGGAAGATCACTGAACGCCACTACGACACGATCTGTGTTGCTGTCTGCTGTCTTAGCGATAGTGTCAGCCAAGAGCTGCGTAGCGTTGATCATCGTGATGTTGTTTCTGAAGACCTGAGCTTCGATTCTGCCGAGTCCGTCCGCCAAGTGAACATCCATGATTCTCAGAATGTCTCTTGACTCAGTGATAGCGTATTGGACTTGGACAGAGGCTAGTCCGTATTCACGGCTAGATCCTCTGTCTTGGATAGCCTTCTTGATCTCGTTAGCGCTGAAAAGCACTGCATCTTCGATCTCGTATGCAGCATTCTTCAGTTCTTCTAGCTTCTTTACGCTGTCGTCCATATCTCACTCTGTGCTTTATGTGTTATTTATAGTAAATCTATCGCTTATAGACGTTTTTAGACGATTTACGGCCTCTACGGTATAACTATACCACGCAACCCTTAAACCGTCTAAAAACCGGCTTTATGCGTCGTTACGGAGCTATCTCGGCTTCGTGCTTAGAGAACCAGTATGCTTCGATCTTCTCGTTGTCGCTGTTGAGGAAGTCCTTGCGGCCAGAGTTGGTGTAAGCGTCCTCGTCCTTCGACAGCCGAGCGAAGTCGTAGCGGTCTGTGAGGCTTCCCTGATAGCTGCGTGAATCCTTGTCGTAAGTGTTCGGATCTCCAGCGTAGTTTCCAGAGATTCCGATGACTGACTTGTACTTGTCGGCGTGCTCTGCTGTCCAAGCAGAAGTGAATGTCCAGTAGCCAGGGCTGTTCGAGAAGAACTCGTGCTCGTGACCCTCAGTAGGCTCGTAGACTCCGAGATTCGGATCGTCCTTGAATGCTCCAACTTCTTTGATGATTCCGTTCGTGTAGAGAGGATGCTTGAGAGCAGCGTTCTTGTCCAAGTAGAACTCTGGATTCTCTCCAGATGTTCCGCTGAGGGTGAACTCTGCTGTCTCTGCTCTGAAGACTGCGATCGACGGATTGAGCGTAGCGATGATCTGGTCGATGATTGCGCCATCCATGATCTTCGTATACATGCATGTCTCGATAGTGATTGTGAACTTAGCTTCGACTTCTCTCTTCGCTTGCTCTCCTGGCTCTTCATCCTGATAGGAGATGTCTACGCTGTCCAGCTTCATCTTCACGTCTCTTCGAATGTTCATGAACCAGAACTCTTTGATGAACACGAAAGCGTCTGGATTGAATCGTGAAGTGACCTGCTCTATGATCTGGAACAGATCGGATAGCTTGTCAGCTTTAGCCGTGATCTCGATTCCAACGTTGTATGGAACTGGCTGTGTGTCTGACCAGAGAAGCTGCACGGCCCTCTCCTCGACTCCCTTGTTCACCAGATAGTCTTCATACCATGTTCTGATGGCGTTAGAGGATGCAGCTCTCAGATTGTCATACTGGAACGACGTGATCTTGTAGTACATGTTCGGCAGAGGAATCACGTACTCTTGTCCAGATTCTTGCTCTCTTCTGAAGTCGTGAGACTTAGCTCTCGGTCCGAACTTGAACGGAACTTGAATTCTCTTTCTCGGATAGCCGTTCTCGTCATATCGAATGACATAGAAGTCGTTGAAGAAGTTTCCGACTGCTATCATCACTGCTCTGAGAGTGTCAGCGTAGTAATATCCGACCGGATATCCGAAGTCTCCTCTGTCGTCAAGAGTAGCTTTCCAGAACCCGTGCTTGTCAGGGACATATCCGTCACTCTTCCAATTGCTCTCTACCATGTGTTCTCCTTTGGCTATATATTATTTATAGAGGAAACTGATGCACTTAGAACCAAACTACTGGAAGATCGAGTTCAGCAAGCTGCCCAGCTATGGAAAGCAATATCCGCCTGACGCTTCTATGAGATTCAGATGCTTGAACATGAGAGATTTGAAGTATCTGTCAGGAATGAATCCGAACAACGCGCACGACATGGTCAACGATCTGGTTAAGCGTGTTCTGGTACTCGACAACATGGAGCTGTCTGACGTTCTAGCGATGGACAGACTCTCTATCATCTTCTACATAAGAACTAACACCTTCATGCTCTCGAACGGCTACCAGACAGAGTTCACATGTCCGTTCTGCGGTGCGAGAGTGAGGTCCGACTTCAAGATGTCTGATCTCCACGTGAAGAGAATAACAGAGTCGAAGCTTGGAACCTGTAGAGTCGAGGGGATAGACGAAGAGATCAGCTCAGTCTACAAGAAGTTCTACGATCCAGTGCACAGAACTGGAGATCCAGAAGTCGACGACATTCTCAACTGGACTAACATAGACCAGATACTCAGAGGAACTGACAGCGAGATGAAGGACGCCGTGGAGGGTCTCTTGGCACCTGACTACGCTAAGCTCCGTCGTCTCGCTAACGACGCTAAGTGCGGAATTCTCAGCTATGCTGATCTATCTTGCACTCAGTGCAGAAAAGAGCTGCGAGTGGGCGTGAACATCTCTGACGACAATCTCTTCAACAAGGTCAGGATGTATACGATGATCAAGAACCAGATACAGGTCAGCAAGTACTGCGGAATCGTTCTCACAGACGATATGCCATACAACGAAGTAGAGCTGACGATAGGAATTGTCAACGAGCTTTCTAAGAAAGAAGCTGAAGCAATGCAGAAAGGAAAGAAATGATGTCAGACGAGAGCAAACTTTCAGGAATCTACTCCAATGCCCAAGATGACGGCATGGGAGGTATGAATCTTCAGGACTTGGATCCGAAGAAGTTCCAAGACAAGTGGACTGGAAAGGTGATCAACAACAAGGATCCTCTCAAGATGGGTCGTGTTCGCGTCAGAATCTTCGGTCTCTACGACGACGTCATGGACACTCTTCTTCCGTGGGCTCTTCCAGAACAGAAGTACTTGGGAGCATCTACCTCTAATCTCGTCATCCCTGAGATTGATGCTGTCATTCGCGGCTACTTCGAGAACGGTGATCCGTTCAAGCCGATCTATGAGGGAATGATCACGGTAGAGAACCCAGTAGAGGTTGCAATCCGTTCGTTCGCTGGTATGAGAAAGCCAGGAGACTCTATTCTAGACGAGGCTACGAACGATCTAGACTATCCAGACGTGATGGTTCTGTTCAAGACTGATGATGGTGATGGTTTGACAGCAAACAGATCTGACGGCACATTCAAGTTTGTCCACAGATCTGGTCTGAAAATGTTGATAGACCCAGACGGATCTATCACGATAGAGCAGGGCATGTCGTTGAAGTTCAGAAATCCTGAACCAGCTCACATGGATGTCAAGCTTGAGGGCGCATTCAACTTGACTGCTAACGGAGAAGTGAACATCGATGCTAAGAAGAACGTGAACATCAACTCCGTCCTCGGCGATGTCAATCTTGGAAGAAATACACTGAAGAGTCTAGTGTGCGCCCACCCAGCCTGCTTTGTAACAGGTGCTCCGACTAACGGCGGAAACACCAACGTGAAGGCTTAGAAGTCCATGACGAAGTCTTCTTCCTTGAACTCGTTCACGTTACATTTCTCAATGTAGAGACTCTTCAGCCATTCCAGAACTTCGTCATCAGTCGGAACGCGGTCCGTGAATCCGAACTTGTCTGTGAGATGGTAGTCGAACGTGTTATTGTCGTGGTTGATGAACTTCATCAAATGCTGATGAACAGTGCTGATCTCTTCTTCAGTGAGAACTTCTGTGACTTTGACGTACTTTTCCTTTTCATTTTCCAATGCGTGCTTGTAGTATTTGTCTGTCGTGTTCGGGTCTATGGCATAGTACAAGCGATCTCTCAATACGTGAGCGAAAGAGCCACTCTCGTTGAAGTTGTCTCCTGAGCATTCGTAGCATGCCCTGCTGTAATGCCCTTCGAAATCGAAAGGAAGATCACCGACAGACAGCTTCTTCTGTTCTTCGGCTTTCTCTTCAAGCTTCTTCTGGATGAAGCAGTTAAGTTCATAAGTGAGACCTTTTTCTTTGATGAACTCTTCTGTGAGCTTAAGTTTATATTCAGTATCTTTAAGTTCCATGTTTATTTCTCCTATAGTGTCTTGTCAATCTTAGCGTGCTTGAATCCGAGTTCGATAGCTCTCTTAGCGCTAATCACGTCGCCGACTTTGAGACCGAGCTCATTGCTGCCGTCAGCAGACAAGGTAGACGGCTTGATCGGATCTCCAGGGTGGAACGTGAACATGCACTGACCATAGCCGTCGTCACCAGTGATCAGAACTGTGTAATTGACTGGCCACATGTCGCCGTTGAGAGGCTTCACGCAGAGAGACAGCTTTCCGCAACCCTTTGGATCTTTCAGATAGCACTTCGTGTCAGCGGGAACCATAGCGAGAGGAACGAGACCGATGTACCCAGAGAGTCTCTGAGAGTACGTGATGTAGCCGTGGCAGCCAGGAGCGATGTTCGGATGGTCATATTTGCACCAGACAGCTCTCATCAGCTCTTCTTCCAGTTCTGCTGGATCCGTGTAGAGATAGAAGCTTCCCTTTCCGAACATGAGTCGCTGTTCGATGCACTTCTTGAAGTATTCTGGATCGTGCTCTTTGGTTCGCATGATTGCTTTGCGAACGTGTGAAGTTGTTCCTTCGCTCATTTCCTAACCTCCAATGTCAGATAGAAAAGCTTTGAGCTTTTCGAGTTCGTGGATTTTCTCTTGCTTCTTCTGAGTCAGGTGGATCTGATCTCCGCAGCCGTAGTAGATGCGCATATCGATTCCGTAGATGAGGAGCTCAAGATCTTCGATCTTGTCTTTGACAATGTTTATGCCTCTCTGGGACATCCTTCCTCCTAGAAGTTGGTTGAGATGATCTTCTTCCACTCTATCCAGTTCTTGATAGAGAATGACAGCGACGTGATGTTTGCGCTAGTCTCTTCGAGCCAGCCCATGTAGTAGCGCTGTTCGATTAGCGCCTTGTTGATCTTGGCGACTTCTGGATCGATAGAGCACTGTTCAGTCATCTCCTTCGCAGTCCATGCGTATCCGTCATTCTTCAACTTCTGTCGTGCTCTAGCTTGCGCTTCTTCGAGCTTTGTTTCGAGCGTAGCCACGACTGCCACTTGCTGTCTGTATGCGTCGATGTACTTCTGCTTGAGGTTAGGGATCAACATGTTCTTCTTCAGAATGTCGTCTGGATTCTCGGGCAGCTGCACATCGGATTCTGCCATGATCTTGAATTTCGCAAAATCTTCGGCTTTCATGCTTCCTCCAAGTATTTGAAGAACTGCTCGCGATCCGTGAGCACCGATTTGTCGATGCTCTCTAGCAGCTTACGCGCCGTGTATTTCTTCCCACCAGCGCAAAGTTCTCCATACTTTTTGATGTTTTCCATCAATTCTTTCTTCTTATTGGAGTCCATTAGAACCTCCTTTCAATCACAATATAGGTAATTTACTCGATTTTGTAAACCCTTAATATCGCTGTTCACGTCGTATTCTGAGTAGGAAGCGCAGACGATCCATCACATCTAGCTGGTAGTTAGCGAACTTAGCTGGACTCCATTCCTCGTAAACGAACTCAGCAGTAGCGGTGCTGGGCATCAACGGATCCTTCAACAGATCTTCGTGGTCGGGATTCCCTATGAACGCCTTGCAGTCGACTTCGTTATCTTCGAAGCGTATGGGCTCACCCAGCTTATAGAATTTCTGGCCATTATATGTAATTTCGATAAAGATCGCAAACATTTCACAGTCCTTGATGCAGTTTACCTGACAATATAGGAATTCTCTGAGAGAATCTAAACCCCTCTGCTCGAAAATGTTCAAAATGCGCAAAATTGTATATTTAACCTGTATATGTATGTAAAGTTCAACAAAATCAAATTCCGCAACTTCATGTCGTATGGCAACGGATGGACTGAGATAAACTTCAATTCGAAGCTCAACATCATCAACGCAGTAAACGGATCAGGAAAATCTTCAGTAGTCGACGCTATCTCTTATGTGCTCTTTGGAAAGCCCTATCGCGAGATCAGCGTGAAGTCACTCGTCAACTTGACCAACCGCAAGAACATGGAAGTTCAGATCGACTTCGATCTCGGCGATGACCACTACATCATCGCTCGCGGTCAGAAGCCAAAGAAGTTCGAGATCACGAAGAACGGCGATACCGTCGATATGCTCTCTTCTGTCAAGCTCAATCAGGTGGAAGTGGACAAGCTCATCGGAATCAAGTATCTTCTGTTCAAGAACGTGATGTGCATCGGCGCTATCTCAAATGTTCCGTTCTTCAACATGTGCCTTTCTGACAGAAGAGAGTTGATTGAGACTGTGTTCGGACTCGGCGCAATCGCCGATATGCTGGACGAGGTCAAGCTGAGAAACTCGAACAACAAGATCGAGTTCAAGACCAACAACGCCACTAAGGACGGACTCGTCACTTCTATTTCGAACATGAATCGAATAATCGACGAGGCGAACGAGAAGAGCAAGAAGTTCGAAGAGAACAAGGCTGCCAGAATCGCTAAGATTCAAGAGCACCAGAGAGAGCTTGGCGAGCAGATCACGAAGCACAACAGCAACATCGAAAAGTGCAAGGCGAAGCTCGAAGAGATCGATGGAAAATTCAACGACATCTCCGTCCTCCAGACCAAGAAGGAGAAGTGCAACACTGCTATCGTCCGACTGGAATGCAAGATCAACGAGCTCAAAGAGAAGCTGTCGAACCGAGACAAGGGCGTCTGTCCAGTCTGTGGAACGGACCTCTGCTCTGAGCATACCGTCAGCTACTTTGACGGACTCCAGAAAGAGCTAGAAGATACTCAGAAAAAGCTTGATCAGGTTCGCAATGTGGTCCTGAAAGATGTTGAGTCGAAGTTGATGGAGCAGACCGCAGCGAAGGACTTCTACGACAAAGTGAAAGTCCGATTGACCCTAGAAGAGGCTGGTCTAAAGAATTCGACTGACGGAATCCTCTACGACGACAACCAGATCGACGCCATCAAGAAGGAAGAGAATACCCACGACACGACCGAGAGCCAGAAGATGCTAGATTCATACGAGCGCCAGTTCGGCATCGTCTCCGAGCGTCTCACAGAGATCTCTGACGAGATGGCAGTGGATGCGGATCTTCAGGCGGTTCTGTCTGACTCTGGAATCAAGAAGTACTTCTTCATGGAGATCGTTCCGATTATGAACGCTAAGCTGAACGAGTACATCAAGAAGTTCGGCCTACAGCACGAAGTGATCTTCGATGATCTGCTTGAGTACACGATCACTAAGGGTCAGTCAGAGATGGAATACAACGCTCTGTCAAACGGCGAGAAGACACGCGTCAACGTCGCTATGCTTCTCACCTTCTACGACATCGCAAAGCAGCTGTCAAACTGGTCGTGCTCGATCCTGTTCATGGACGAGATCTTCGACACTGGCATTGACACTGAAGGCTTGAACGCCTTCATCAAGCAGCTCGTAGAGATGCTCCACGAAGACGGTGATCTCGGCGTGTACTTAATTTCTCACAAGCTAAATGAATTAAATTTGAATGGAATAGAATACGAGACCATGAATGTCAGAAAAGTCGGCGTGTTCAGCAAAATTTACACTAATGTTTCAGATTATCTACACTAAGGATTTAGAATGAGCAAAGTAGCGCTAGTGAGCGATTTGCACTTCGGTGTAAAAGACTCAGACAGAAAGTTTCAGGATTCTCAATTCGCATTCATGGAGCAGTTGGTCGAGAACTGCAAAGAGAGAGGTATCGAGAGGATATTCGTTTTGGGAGACTTGTTCGACACGAGGCACGCCGTAAACGTTCTCACGGTAAACCGAGTCATAGACTTCTTCAAGCGACACGAAGGAGAAGTGATCTGGTACATCATTCTCGGTAATCACGACCTCTACTACAAGAACTCGGTTGATGTGAGTTCGATGGTTGTTCTTGACCGCATAAAAAATGTGTGCATCATCGACAAGCCAGTTAGAATGAGACTTGACCAGAAAAAATGCAGCGAGACTGGAAAGGATCACGACACCGTCCTCGTGCCTTGGGTGACGGACTATGAAGAGTTCAGAAACAACGTCGAAAAGGAATTCGACATTAGCTATGGCATAACTCGCATGTTCGGACATCTTGATGTCCTCGGCGCAAAGATGGACATCTTCAACAATCGTGCAGGGCAAGGCTTCGACAAAGAAGAGCTGTTTAAGCACTGGAAACACATCTATACGGGCCACTATCACATTCACTCGGAAACTACACAGAATGATTGCAAACTAACCTATTTAGGCTCTCCATACCAGCTTAATCGCTCGGAGATCGAGGAAAAGGGTTTCTACATTCTCGACACATACACAGAAGAGCTGGAGTTCGTAAAGAACGAGTCCTGCATCGAGTACCGCAAGATCGTTTATCCCAACATGCCGAAGGATCCAGAATCCTTCATCAAGGGACACATCATCGACGTGGACATCTCGTGGGAAGACTCGAAGTACATGACGAAGGTGACGGACTTCTTGGACAAGGTCGAGAGCTACGGACCAGCATACCCAGTCAATCCAAACTACCAGAGGCGCACAGAAAGAGCGTCTACCGAGCTGATAGACGCATCTAAGATAACTATGCTGAATCTCGCAAAGAAGTATATCGACGACAGCAAAGACATCAAGAACAAGTCAAAGGTCTTTGACGAGTTCAAGAAGCTGTATTCTCGTCACTCGATTCAGTGACCTTGCGCTGCGACGCTTTCTTCTTAGGGCTAGTCTCTTCGTGGACTGGCTCTTTTTCTTGTTCTGGCTTTCTGCTGTATGGTGTTCTGATTCTTACTCCCATTGTGTGCTCCTTAGTTTAATTCTAGCTTGTTCTTCAGTTCCTGTGGGAGGAACTTGTCTAGCATTTTCACGGTCTTGAACTTCTGATCTTTGAGAAGCCCCTTTATGCAGCTCTTCGCTTGCGTAATGAAGAACGGATCTGACGACAGGTTCTTCGTGAAGGCGTCGATCTCTTCTGGCGATAGATAGATGACCTGCTCTTGGTTCTTGCGCTTGTTCAGCGTGATGAGCTTCTTTAGCGCATAGAGGTTGATCAACTGGACGACCCAAGACTTCGGCTTGTCTTCAGCGCAGAAGTCCCAGATCTTCTCTTCGTCATTCTCAGCGTCCATGTCGAGAAAGACATGAGGCTGCTCGTTCAATATCTGTTCGACTATGTATCTCATCAGTTCTTCCCCAGTAGGCTGTTGTAGAATACGATCATTGCTGCACAGAGCTTGAGCATGTCCATGTCTCTGTCGCTGTGAAGCGTGATGCCCTTGTATGACTTCGGCGAGCAGTTGTCCCAGTTGTGGACATCGAAGTGCGACTGCTCTACGATGGAGATTGCTGTCTTGCAAGCGTTTCTGATCTGTGCTTCGAACTGCTTGATCTGCTTTCCCATAGCGTCATACTTGGTGACCTTTCCACAGTCGTTCTGGAATGCCTGATGGATTCCCTCAACGACTGCCTTAGCGACTTCGTATTGAGGCTTGATCTTCGCTGCTAGAGCATTTCTCGTCTCCTGCGAAGCTGGCTGAGACTGCTGTGCTGGCTGTTGCGGCGCTGCAGGAGCTGGCTGTGGAGCCGGTTTCGGAGCAGCCGTAGGGTTCTCAGGTGTGCTAGCAGGATTCGTCTGCTGTGCCTGTTGCTGCTGTTGTTGCGGCTCTGCTTCGTTTAGCTTATGGAATTCCTTGAATGACTTCATTTATTGGCTCCTTCTGCCTGTGCTGGCGCTGCTGGCGTCTCTTCTTTCTTCTGTTCCTCTTCTTTCTTCGGCTCTGCTGGCTTTTGATTTATGTCATCGACCTTGTGATAGGCGAACGGCATACCCTTCTCGCCAAAGAGCTTCTCTAGAGCGTCAGCCTTGATCTCTGCTGTGACCTGCTGGTCTCTCTGGACTCTCTGGAGTCTCGGAAGAACCTGCGTAATGAACTTCTTGAGGTTAGTGAAGTCCATGTTGCGGATGGTAAGGAACTGCTGAATGTTAGTGATCTTTCTGAACATCCATATTGGAGCCATAGATCTCATCAGCTGTGATCTGAGTCCCTTGTCTCTTACGACGTTCTGGAAGAGATAGCGAATTCCCTGCTGGAGAGTCAAGGTCGTCTGCTGAAGCTTTAGATCCTTGATCTGGCTCATCTTGATCGTAGAGTTTCTGAAATTCTCGAAATTCGGGTTGCTCTCGACTGCTTGGATGTACTGCTGATACTCTGTGAGGAACTTCTCTAGAAGGTTGACGTAGACGAAGAACGTAGAGTATCTAGCGTCCTGAATGACTTCCTGCTTGAGATCAGGATTTCTCATAATGAGAATCTGCATCATTCTGTCGTGCTTGATCCACTGATCTGCGCCCTTGGTGAGCTTCATCAGGTAAGTCTCTACAGTTTCCTTAGCAGGCTGTGCTTGTGCTGGAGTTTCTCCAGAAGCATTAGCGCTAGCATCAGGATTGTTCCCTTGATCAGGTTGATCATTCTCTGCCTCCAACAAATAAGAGTCTGCCCAGTCCTTCAGAGTTATGACTGCTTCACCCAGTCCGATTGCCTTCATTCCCTCGGGACTCATCTGTGATTTTAAGCTCGCCTTGACGAGAGGAGCGTTCTTCTTCAAGAGGTTTGTGAGCTGCTCCTGATTCTGAACCTTGAAGCGAGAGTTGAGAAGCTTCTTGTCTGCATCGCTGAGCTTGTCGAATGCGTTGATGTTCTCTTCTTGTTTCTCTTCAGGTTTCTTCTCTTCCTCTTTCTTCTCTTCTGGCTTCTTAGCGATAGTGAACGGATGGAATGAGAATGCCTCGAAAGCCTTGTTGTTGCCGAATGTTCCAGCGAAAGCGCGCATCATGATGTAGATGAGACAGTTGTAGCGAAGGATCACGTTAGCGACCTTCTCCTGAATCTCCTTCATCTCGGCTTTCACTTCTTTAGTCTTGTTCTCTTCCTCTTTCTCGGCCTTCTCTTCGTCGCCAGCCTGAGCTTGGTTGTCAAGATCTTGTTCTTGAGTCTGCTGCTGTGGCTCTTCTGCCTCTTTGACTGGCTTCTCTTCTTTCTTGACTTGAACCTCTGCTAGATCCTTCTCGAAGTCATATCCTCTCGCTAGCTCACGCTGAAGGATGTTGACTGGCTTAGTGAATGTCTGTGCTTCTGTCTCGACTTCGACGTTTGGCGTCTCTTCTTCTTTAGCGCCCATCTTGTCGAGATCGACTCCGAGCTTCTTGTACTCTTCTTTGAGCTTCTTGCTGTCTCTGATCTTCTTGACTTCCTTCTTCATCCAAGGAATGCAGGTCTGTCTCAGCACTGAGTTCGGATTCAGAAGCTCATGCAGACCGAAGAAGAAGATCTTGAGCGGAGCAGTGAGAATGTTCGTGGTAGAGCCCATGACAGTTTCGTAGGCTTTGTCCTTCACGTCCTTGACAGCGCCCTTGATAGATCCGTTGTACTTTCCCTGACCCCAGAATGCAGCGCCTTCCTTGGAGCTGGTGAAGTCTTCGATTGCGCCGCTGCCTGATACGTTCTTCCAGTTTCCGTATTTTCTGGTAGTGTTCATTGCAGCGTTAGTCTCTTCTTCTCCGAGAGTCGAAGATAGAAGCTCAGCGTCGCTCTTGCTGAAGTTGATAGCGCCACCCTTGTTGATCTCTGCCTTGGCTTCTCGTTCTCCCTTTTCCTGCAGAGAGCTCAACTTCTTCAGGCACTTGTCATAGAGTTCGATTTTCTTGGCTTCTGCGATGTACTTCTCGTCGATCTCTTTGTCTCTGACGTACTTGTCGAACTCTTCGTAGTTGAGCTTCTTTTCCTTAGTGCAGCCCATGAGATATGTAAGGACTGCAGCGTCAGCCTCGACCATGTCGCCATACTTGATGAAGTCGTCTGCTCCATCGAATGCGCTTTGAAGATCTTCCGCTTTCGGCTGAGCTATGTCGACTTCTTTGAGCTTCTCGCCCTTCTCAGTCATATACAAGAAGAAAGCCTGAAATCTCTTCTTGTACATCTCGATGATAGTGTTGTCGCTGCTGAACCAATATCCAGCGTTCTTGCTAGTCCATTTCATATTTCTGACCTGTTTAGCTTATGCTCTTTTCTTGTTATTTATAACACAAAAATGACTGGTGTTGTCACCAGTCACCTTTTTTCGCTTTTAGAAGGAGTTAAGCTTCTGAATAAGCAGTGTAGACGTTTTCGTTGTCGAGAGCGCCAACAACTGCAGCAGCCTGTTCAGCGTCAGCAGTGCTTTCGTCGGATTCGTATTCTACCTTGTCGATGATAGACTTGATAGCTTCGAATTCAGCCTTCGTGACCTGAATGGTGATGAGCTCGCCGTCGTCTTCTGACGGAGTCTCAGCGCCAGTCTCTGCCGTTGCGCCAGTGTCACCTGCAGGTGCCGGAAGCTCTTCGCCGTCTTCCTTGATGACGTGAAGTCCGTGAGCCTGAGCTACCTTTACAGCCTCGTTGATCTCTTCCTGAGAAGGAGTCTTCTCGGATTCGTTCACTGCTTCCTGAGCCGGAGCCTTCGTAGATTCGCTGACTACAAAACCATGTTCCTCAGCGACCTTGATGGCTTCTGCGATTTGTTCTTCTGTGTATTTCATGGTGGTATACCTCTTTTTTGTTATTTATACAGTCGCTAGGACTTGTTTCCGTTTGTAACGATTTTCTTGATCGCTTCACGCAAATCTTGGATAATTATCTGCTCATGAACGAGCAGTCCGTATGCGCTAGCGAAAATTGACTTAAGTTCTTTAGCTTTGCGCTGGAGAGCGTCTAAGAAGTTCGGATCACGTGGATAGCACAGCGCTGTTGCGATCTGCTGGTCATCTAGCCTGGCTGTTCTGCAGTAGTCAGTGTAGCCGCCTATCAGGTCCATAGCTACCTCTTTTATCATAGGCATGATGACTTGCGGATCCGCGAACTGTTCATCCAACTGCTCTGTGTTGAGCTCCTCGTTCTGTCCCTTCGGCGTGTCGTCCTGAATGATCAACTTAGCGCCGCAACAAGGGCATACTGGATTTGACAGGTTGACTGTGTAAGCAGTCTCCCCATCATCAAGAGCTTCTAGAACTCTGAGAGCACCCAGCTGAGTATCGCTCATCACAGTTAGTCTTCCTTCTTGGAATCCTTCTCATCCTTTTCAGACTTCTTGTCGTCGTCTTTCTTAGTGTCCTTGTCGTCGTCAGACTTCTTGTCGCACTGACCTTCCTTGCACTCGGTGCCGTCGTCAAGCTTTGTGTAAGCGTTGTTGGCCGCCTTAGCCTTCTTGATCATGTCGAGAAGTCCCATGCGATCTTCCGGATTCTTCTTCTCAGACTCTTCCTTCTTCTCTGTGACCGGCTCTTCCTTCGGCATCTCGCCCATAGCTGCAGCTTCCTTCAGGAACTCAGCCTTGAGATCTGCCTTAGCAGCTTCGATCTTCTCACGGATCTTTCCGTGAACGATAGTCTGAAGGAATCCGTCTAGCTTGTAGAGCTTTCCAGACTCGAAGATTCCGATGACGGTTCCGCTGTTGCTGTTGAGCTTGCAGCCAGCCTTGCGGTTAGCGCGATAGAGCTCAGACATCTGCTCATCGCCAGCCTTAGACTCGTCGAGAGTCATGAGGTCGTCGTAATTCTCTTCAGCAGACTCGTTCGGCTTGTCTTCTGTGTTAGCTTCCTGTGCGGGATCCTGTTCACCCTGTGCTGGAGCCGGAGCAGCTTCACCACCTTCTGCAGGCGGCTGTTCATCAGTGCCCTGAGAAGCAGCGTTGTCGAGATCGAGATCAATGTTCGGAGGTGCCGATTCTGATCCACCCTCCGGTGCTGGAGCCGCTTCTGGAGCTGGTTCTGCTGGTGCAGCTTCCGGTGCCGGTTCAGCTGGAGCAGCCTCTGGTGCAGGAGCTGCTGTCTGTTGCATCTTGCCAACCGTGTCGTTCAGCTTCTGAACTGAAGTGGCGAGACCTGTAACGATGTCCGTAAGGGATGCGATCTTGTCAGCCAGTCCGTCATCTGCCTTCGGTTCTTGTGTCTCAGACTTCTGAGTTTCACCACCGATGAGATCAGCGAAGTCGTCTTCTTCAGCTGCTGTAGCCTCAGGAGCACCTGCGATCTCTGCAGCTGTTGCTGGCTTCTGCTGAATGTCGGAGAGGAAATCCTCGCCTAGAAGCGTCTCTTTTTGCTTTTTTGCCATGATTTAACATCCTTCTAATGTTGCTTTATGTTATTTATACAAGACTTTGAAAACACTTTTTAAGATTCTGAGAGAACGGTTTGCACCTCTTCTGATTCACAGAACGCCTTCCAGTCGTCGTGAATCTCACGCCAGTCGTTGAAAGACTGGATTCCCTTAGTCATGCTCTGAATGAACATGTCGAGAGACCACATCATAATTTCTCTCATCTTGTCTGTCGGTTGACCGTGGAAACGGAGCAGAAACTCGCTCGGCGTGTACTCTTTCTTGAGCTTGCTAGTGTTGCTCTTGTACTTCTCGCAGAACTTTCTGAGCTTCTTGAACAGAGCCTTGAGTGACTGTGAGCTCTTGATCTCTTCGTCAGTCTTTCCGCTGACGCTCTTCATTACAGCCCAGATGTAGAAGAGAGGATTCGTATCCTCTTCCTTCTCGAAGACAGTGGACTCTTTCAGGAGGAAATCTTTTAGATCTTTGTATTCTTTTGCCATAGCTAATTCTCGTTGTAGTAGAAGACGCCGGGAGCATTGAACTGAGCTGCGTTCTGCGGCGTCATGTCAGCTGCGTATTCCCATGTCTCGTGTGATCCGCTAGCCCAGAAAGCGGAGTTCTTAGCGACTGCGCTGTAAGAAGCTTCCCACTTCTCGGCAGAGGTCTTCCAAGATGTGTCCTGAGAACCCCATTCACCTGAGTTAGCTGAGACGATGCTGTATACGTCGTTCCAGATGTAGGCAGAGTTGTTCTCGATGTTCTCGATGTTGGTGTAAGCGCTGTTCCAGTAAGATGCTGAGTTGACGTATGCGCTATAGACGCTGTTCCAGTATTGAGAGCTGTTGTTGATTATGTTGTAAGTCTCATTCCAGCTCTGAGCGCTGTTCACGATAGCGCTATAAGCAGAGTTCCAGTATACTGAGCTGTTGTTGACTACATTGTAAGCGGAGTTCCAATATCCGCCAGAGTTGACAATAGCCGAGTATGCTGAATTCCAGTTGATCGAGCTGTTGTTGACTATGTTGTAGGTCTCGTTCCAGTTCTCGTAGTGATCACCGACGATGTTGCATGCAGAGTTCCAGAAGCTGGCAGAGTTAGCCGTCTTGTTCCAACGGTCAGCCGAGGTGTTGACTGCATCAAATGTCCAGTTCCACTTGTCAGCCGAGTCATTCCACTGAGCAACGGTTTCACGAGTAGTCTCTACGACCCAGTGCTCCATGTTGCGCAGGATAGCCCAGATCTTGTTCAGCTGTATGAAGATGCCACCACCAGAAGCTCCGAGAATGCTAGCGCTCGGACTCGTGATGTCTGGATCCATCTCCTTGATGATCTCAGCGTAGTCGATCATGTTCGGATCAACCATGAACATCAGGGCATCGAGAGCCTTCAACCATTCGATGAACTCGTCAAGGTCGTTCTTCTTCAACCAAGCTCTTGTCTTCTCATCGATTGCGCCGCCATAGAGCTGTGTCACTAGCTCTTGAACATTCTTGAGACGTTCTACTGCCGTCTGAGACAGCTGGATCGGATTCTTAGTCGTTCCGTTGCCCTTGATCCATTCTTTTGTCTGAATTTCTAGCTCTCCAGAGTATGTCTGGAGGAATCCGCTAGTTCCAGAGAGAATCGAAATTATCGGATTGAGAGCGTTCGGATCGTATCCGCTAGCGACAGACCAAGCAGAATCCCAGTAAGCTGAGTGAGTCTTGACCGTCTCGGAAGCTCCCTGCCATAGACCAGCAGAGCTCTTCCAAGAGTCATCATAGTCACCACCCCAGTAAGCAGAGTTTGCAGAAAGCACATTGTGTGTTCCGTCCCACTTCTCTACATCTGCTGAAGTTACGCACATGCAAGGATCTTGATCCTCACAGCAGTTCTCCCACGGATATACTCCAACCACTGGCTCAGTGTCATTGTGCCAGGGCATCGGAGGTCTCGGCCATTTGCCATCCTCTTTCTTGTGAGGAGGAAAGACTGAAGGCCACGGGCCGCCCGGATACTGATACGGCATTCCGTGCGGCGGAGGCGGAAATTTCTTGTCGTTTTCTGCCATTTACTTCTCCACTAGAGATTAAGCAGACGGGTTCTTCTTTCTTGCGTTGTTCTTTGCGTTAGCGAGCTGGTTGCCGACGTCGTGGATAGCAGTTGCGATCTTGACGAGGCGTGCATCCGTGATGCTCTTGACAGCCTTCTTGAAGTCAGCGAGAGCGTCATCACGACCAGTGAAGTCTTCCGGCTTGATCCACTCTTCCTGAAGGTAGTTAGCGAGCTCGTTGGCGAAGTCGTTAGCGAAACCATCGAGAGAGTCGATAGGATCCTGACCCTTTTCGAAGTACTCAGCGATCAAGCTGCCCATCTGGCTCTTAGCCTGTGCAGGCGGCTGAGAAGGATCTGCGGCTGGTGAGGCTTCCGGAGCTGCAGGAGCTGCGACTGATCCGGAGATGTCACCTGTAATTTCGTCTTCGAAGATCAGCGGGTTGTAGTTCGGATCTTCCTTTCTCAATGCTCTGAATTTTTCGAATTCCATAGATTATACCTCTATTTTAGTTATTTATATCACTCACCATCCATCGAACGGATCGAACGGGTCAGACTTGCGCTTCTGGTTGCAAACTTCAGGCGGCTCATCGTTAGGCTCATATCTTCTGATCTTCTGGTCGTCCTCTTTGAGCCAGTCGTTGATAGCTAGCTGGTCGCACTGTGAAGTGACTTCGGAAGTCTTGTTCTCCATGTCGAACGACTCTGCTAGAGATGTGAAGTCCGCTATTGGCATGTTGTCTGGATTTTCTCCAGTTATGTTCACGTCCTCGTGGTTGTTCTTCCAGATTCTCAGTGTGAATGTGTATGTGACCGGAGTGCCGAGGAACGCGGTGCCTTCCGCGAAGTCTTTCACGTTTATAATTTCGTAGTACTTCTTTGAGTACTTGAAGTACATTATGTCGCCGATCTTCGGCTTGTAGATCTCGTATGGCGCAGAAGTTCTGTTGTAGTCATACTGAGAAGCTTCACTGAAGTGAGCTATAGTTGCCTGAACTTCGAAGACTTCTTCGTATAGCATGCCCTGAAGCTGATACTGTCTCTGCATGTTTGGAATGTCAGCAGTGTAGACGGATAGTCTGAATCTTCTGACTATGTTCTCCAGCGGATCCTCGCCGAGAAGTCTATCTCTCATAGTAGAGATCTGCTTGATGTAATAGTCGACTTCGATTCCGAACAGATTGTATGCTTCAGAAGTCAATGACGACATCAGGGCTGCTTCGTTAGCGTAGCAGTTCTCTTCGTCTGTGCCATCGAACGGAATTGGATTGTTCCAGTTCCATCCGCTTACGGAGCATCCGCCAGCGCCGAAGATCCTGTTGAATTCCGCATTGAAGTCAGTCGCCATAAAGTACCCTATAATGTATATATATCAAGTATGAACGTATCCACTATCATTTGCACCTACATCTACCAGACTTTCGTGACTCTGAAAGCTGCACTCGAAGTGACGCAAGCAGCTGCTGACAAGATTCTTGATCTGATCTACGGAATCGTGAAGCTGGCGCTATGGTCGATCAGGAAGATTCTTGATCCGATAATTCAAGTGATACGATCAGCCGTGACATCGCTTATGAAGAGTCTGGGAGCGTTCTGGATACGAGACTTCTCCGACTCTGAGATGTGCAAGAACCTCTACAACTGTGAATTCTTCCGTGACTATCTCCTGAATCCTGACTCTATCTTCTCTAAAGCTGTTCGTGGACTCTTCGGACTTGATGGAACTGAGAGATACACTCGTGTTCAGACTGAGCTTCACATAATCACTCAGGACTTCCAGAGATTCAAGGAGCAGATCTGTTCTGGCGTCTCACTAGACTTCTCGCTTGACGCTATCACTGGTCTCTTCCAGAGCTTCATGTCGCAGGTAAACAAGTGGATCCGTTGGCTCAGAAAGAAAGTGGATGCAGTCTACAAGTTCTTGAGATACTATCTGGATTCTCTCAAGCGTTGGGGAGTCTTCGATCTCCTCAATCAGCTCAAGGCAATGTTCAGCTGTGTGCTCGACGAGACTGAGCTGTGCACGAACGTCGAGACTGCTGGATCATACTATCAGGCTTTCACTAACAAGGTGAAGCTATACTGCACAAAGGCTAACGACTGGATCATCAAGCCTGACTACGAGGCCATGTGCACCTCTCTCATGAAGGGCAAGATAGGAGAACTGACTGACATCTGCAATAAGCTAGAGAACGGTCTCAGACTCTTCGTGAATCCGTCAAATGTTCATCCGACGACAGACTGCTTGAATCTCGCTGGTCACATCAAGGGAATCGGAAAGTTCTTGATGACCGGAAAAGCTTCTAACATTCCTCTCTACAAGTACTGCAAGACTAAGGTGGAAGACATCATAGCTGCTTGGAAGGGAACTTCTGGTGGTCAGGAGGGCGAGTACAAGACATTCAACACTCTCCTCAGTGATCTCCACTTCGAGAGAGATGGAATCTATGTCAAGGACACTAGATTGAGCATCGAATTGGATGGAGAAGAGCTTGACATATCTCTTGACGAGTCTTCTGATCTGTCGAACATGAACAAGCCGATCATCGTCGGCAACAATGTCTATTCTGCTGCTTATGCGCTCTACAGTTTCAAGACTGAGAAAGATCAGGACATTGTGAACTACTTCAACTCATACAATCTCGCTTACACTGATCTAATAAATCTGGACGATGTAGCTAGAGCTTACTAACTAGAGCTTACTAACTAGAGCTTACTAGCGGATCGTTACAAACGCAGAGATATAATTCAGCGTGAGATTATCTGAGGGGCCCTTGTAAGTTATCAAGGGCAGACTTATTGATCTCAGTTCGCCATTTCCGCTACTCTGAACAAGATCACATTCGAAATAGTAGTACCACTTTCCAAATTTGTCTTGGAATAGCTCTTTGCAGTTTGTAGTCTGAATTTCTCCAGCTATGGTATAGATGTCATAGTCTGAAGTTCCATAGCCGAGTATAGCGTTTATTTCGATATCGGGTTCTGGGTTGAGCTGAATATCAGTCTTGAAGAGTCCACCGACTGTGTAGCGAATGTTCTGATCATTTCCGTAAGGAGCGAATCCAGTAGAGTATGGACACTTGTTATGGAAATCTGATCTATGCTGTTCAGAGCTAGAACCACCCTTGGCGAACCATTCGTCCAAGTCGTAGTAATCGTTAGTGTGGCTATGGTTATAGCCTGCATAGATTATTGGATGTCTAATAGTGCTTGAAGACAATGCGCCATAGAGATATGTTCTCTCTATCGTGTCGTATGTCGGAATATCTCCAGTCGTTCTTCCTATTCCGATAGTTCTACGGCTAAAGCTGCTCGGCAGATCTATCGGGCGATAGCCTCCGTCACTGAATGTCACGACGCCATTGTTGATATACATACTAGCATCTGACATTTTCAGCATTCTGACTTCGCTCAACTTATTGTCAGATTTGGTCTCGTTCTCTTCCAGATTGACTGGAGGGAATGCGAGAGAACTACCATACCCAGGGAATTCAGCTCCTATGTGAAATCCACGAGTGAAGTACTCTGGATTGTCAGTTCCATACATAGCATACTCGATATATGAACCTTTGAACTTCTCTTCATTCGTGAGATATACTTTCCAATTATGGCTATTGTAGTCGTAAGTAGCTCTTCGTGCAAGCCCTATTGTTCCGTCTTTGAAAATGAATCTGTAATACATGGATAGAGAAATACCTTGTCCACCCAAAGTATCTACTATAGTGTTAGGCTCAAGTCCTATCGATTCGTCATCTGTATAACCGATTGCCTCGATCTCTATGTAGTTTACACTTGACATGTCGCCATAGCTATGTCCTCTGTATAGAGAAAAGTAGTGGCTTATGATCGAGGTCGTTCTTGATCTGCTAGTCGGAAATCCAACTTCGTCCAGCTCTGGCGACGGGTTATATGCAGTACTGCCTACACCCTCGTAACCACCGCATTTGTATAGAACCGATGCAGTCACCAGATGAAAGGATCCCTTGCTCTCATTCCACAGCAGCGGAACTCTAGGAAGGAATTCACCATTTTCGTAAAGATTCAAATTGCTTACGATGCTCATATACGTCCTAGATGATTGTTAGAATGCTCTCGTTGTATGCTGGTACACCTATAGAGATTCTCGATACTGCTGATGCGTCGATCCAGCCGTATCTACGCTCTCCGGATCTAGGATTGTAGTAGAACAGCGCATCGTCGTTGTGATCTTCACATTTGTTCGGCCAGACGAAATCGTAATCAGAACTGGAATAGATCGGCCATTCGGCCTCTGAATTCTTCGTCTGAACACGAACTGCCTCGACCTCGTTTTCCCATTGGAAGTATCTAATGTCTTTCTGGGTATCACTAGACGAACCCTGTGACGAACCATCTCCCTTCTCCCATATAGTGCTTCCGCCACCCTGAGCTGGAGCGCCTGCAGAGAATTCGATCCACTTCTCATTTCCGACTTCTTTCTCTCGGATCAAGATATTTCCGACATCCTGATCACTATCGTTTTTCATTGATCTGAATCTGGAAGGAATCAGTGAGGCTGAGTACGTGTCGTGTCCGTCCTGATTTGCTACTTTCTCTACCTTGATGTAGTTGGATCCGCTGACATCTGGATTCTTGCAGCCAGAGTTGATGTGCTCAGCGTCGTAGAAGTCGAATCCGTTGTCTTTGTTCCATCCGAACCATAGCTCTTTATCCTCATCGTGATCGCTGTCGTCGAACATAGGCATCACCATGTGAGCGTCAATTGTAGAGTCATCAAACTCAGCATCGAAAGCACTTCCCTTACCGTTTCGGAAAGTCAGATCTTTTACGCTCTTAGCGCCTTCATCTTCCCAGTAGATCTTAGATGCGCTAGACATCACAGCAGCGCTGCTCTTTGCGATTGCATAAGCGAGGGCCGAGTCGTTGTGGAAGATAGGCTCGATGCTGTTCGAATTCAACCATACGCCATCAGCGATCGTCTCTCTGTCCCACTGAGACGGGACAAGCAAATCAATTCCTTCAACTGTCTTTGGTGTGGCCATACTCTTTACTCCAATTCTTTTACATTTTTATTTATAGCCTTTACGAAATGTTTGGATTTTCTTATATTTTACTTGTAAAACAAAAGAGGTAACACAATGGCACAATCTAATCTCGGCGCAGAACACAATCCTTTCGAAGACTACAAAGAAGCAGTATTTAAGTCTCTCATGGCAGATGTAGAAACTTGCGAGTCGGACGCCGAAAAACACATGGAAATGGCTAAAGATCTCATCCGCGACTTCTACTCGGCTGGAAAAGATGCTGATGCATGCGTCTACGCGATCTGCACGACTTACGGAATCTGCTAAAAATCACTAAACACAAAAACGGACTGGATTCTCTCCAGTCCATAATTGTGAATTATCCTACGACAACTTCGTTGACAGGAGTCTCTAGATCGATTCTCTCCTTGATGTCCTTGATGTCCTGCTTGAAGTCAGCTGCGAGCGAGTCGCCGTTCAACTGACCACCACCAGCCAACTGGAGCGTGTACTTTCTGAGACCGAGCGTCCAGAGCCATCCAGCTTTCGCTACGACGAACTCACGGAATAGCGGATCCTGAATGATGTTCTCTACACGCTCTCTCTTGTAGACTCTCAACAGACATTTTGTCGGGTATCTCGGAGTCGGCTTGACGAGAAGAAGCTTCTCTTCACGAATGTACTTAACTTGGTACTTTCTTCCGAAGGTCATCTTAGCTTCTTCGAGCCATGTTAGCGTAGCGTCCCAGTTGCCGAGAATGTTTCCATAGTCAGCAGTGCCGTAACAGGTAGATGAGAACTTAGCTCCACCATACGGAAGGAACTGGTTCACCATCATGTTGTTGACTGGAGTCAGAAGATTGTCCACAGAACCGAGCCAAGAGGATGTCTCGAGGTCAACGACTTCTTCAAGATCCTGACAGATCTTGTAGTGTGTCATTCCAGGGACTAGCTCGAAAGCCAAGTAGTCTTCTCTGTGACCCTGAATGTAGTACTTCCAGAAGTAGCGGATGGAGTCTCCGATCACGTCGAGAAGCTGCTCTTCTGTCAGCTCTACGCATATTCTCGGAGCGCCAAGCTGTCTCAGGATGTAAGCCATCAGGGCTCGAATGTTCTCGAGCCTTCCGATGTCAGCATACGGGTCACGGTGCTGACAGAGCTTTGGCGTTCTTGGATTGCTGTTCTCTGCCATCTAGACCTCCTGATTACTCTCCATCTTCTTCCGGATTGACCTCTTGGTATGTAGAGTATCTGATCGTGCATTCACGCTGGACCTTGTCAGAAGCTTCCTGATCCATAGATGTCTGCGGCATGTCCTTCGGCCAGCAGTAGTAGTACACGTAGTCGTGAGAGCTACTGTGTCTCAGTCTAGAGTCAAGAGACACCATTCTGATTCTAGCAGAATAGTCTCTCATGTAGTTAGAGACAGCTGCGCCAGTCTTCTGGTCGAAGTAGGTAGATGAAGCTCCACCATCCATCTTGATGTCGTTGTTGTGAATCAACGCGAACCAAGCTTCAAGCATGTGAGACGTCTTCCAGTCTTGGAACTCGTCGAACTTGAGGGTGACTTCACCGTCCATCTTCGTCTTGCCAGGGAAGACTTTCTTAGATCCCTGCCAGTGTGTCTCAAGCTCACCTTCGATCGTTCTTCCTGGGAGAGCAGAGGTTTTGCAACGGAGGGTGAACTGTCTCGTTCCGCCGAGCTGCTTGAATAGGGTAGCTAGCGGAGTTCCCTCTTCAGGAATCAGCGTAGCTTCCCACAGATAGTTCTTGGCGAGGTCAGGGAATGTGTCGATCTCGCTCGTAAACACGTTCATATCATTTTCTGCTGCCATAGGTGTTTATCTCCTATACACTTTTCTCTTTTACTAATTATTTATACTTCCACTACTGCAGCGGAGACCGTCGCTACGTTCTTGTAGAATCCTCTATCTGGAGCTTCTACTCGGTGTGTCCATTCTACCACGTTGTATGTTCCGCAGTATGTGATATTTGGCTGTGTCAATACCTCGACCGTATCGACATTCTCGTGAACGGTCATGTCTTCCTGTTCGAGACGGATCTTAGACTCAGTTGCCTTGTTGACCAGATATGCATCACAGTCAGAGAATTCGTAATTTGGTGCGAGTTCTCTCGTGATGAATCCGCTCGTAGGAATGAGGTATAGCGGCTTGCCTTCGATGTCTGCGTTTCTCTGTCGAGCAGCGAAGAAGAAGTCTCTGTCGTATACCTGCGAATTCTCTGTGTAGCTCTTGACAACATAGCTGTCAGTGTCAGGATCATATCCGATGTCAGGTCTCTCAGCTTCGTTCGGGAATACTGAGTCGACCTCGGCTGGATCTTGCTTATACGGAACTCCCTGAAGGATGAATGGCGGAAGGACGGTTCTATACTTGAGCGTAGAAGTTCCTATCACCTCACCGTCTCTGACGCTGTTGTATGTGACAGTGACGATGGAGTCGTTGAATCCCTTTTCATTGCTGAATCCACATCTAGCAGCTATGTAGATGCTCATCTCATACTGCTGTGTCTCTGAGTTGTAGGTAAGGAACGTGTCGTAGAAGATGAAATCGTCGCAGGTCTCACCAGTCCCCACTCCGTCTATGAGTATCTCTCTCGTAGCCATGTTGAAGGTTACTGACTTTCTGTTAGCGCCGAGACACTCAGTGACATTGATCGTCATGTTCTTGAGTGCTTCTGCTGGATCGATCTCCATTCCGCTGTTGTCTGCGAACTTGATTCTCGTGTGATCGTAGAATCTAGCCTTCAGAGTAGCATTGGTAGTGTCGAAGTGCGGTCTAAGTCTTCCGTCCTCTTCTACTTCAGTCACTATTGAGTAAGAAGCATCAACATCCACGTCGTTGTTGATTCTCTCGTAGGTGAAGTTAGCTCTGTAGTCTAGCTGATCTACTTCTACTGATCCGACCGCATCTCCGTTTCTCGTGATGTTGATAGCGCCTTCAAGATGCTCTTGATATGGAGCTATAAGCGTAATTTTCTTTATGTACGGGTAGAAGGCACTGTCGCTAGACATCGGAATTCCAAGACATAGTCTGGGTCTTCCAATATACTCCCGATAGTCGTATTGTGTGCTCCAGCCACCATACATTCTCACGTTGTCATTTGACTCTAGATAGACCTTGTCTCTAACTCTACCCATAGCGCCAGGCGTTATCTGATCAACAGTGTATGGATGCTCACCGTCTCCATAGTCGAACCAGATAGCTTGATCGTGTATTGCAGTGCTTCTCAGGTAGCTTCTCATAGAGCGGACTTCGGTAGACTTGACCGTGCTGTTGAACGTCGTAGCCACATCAAGCTCACTTACGCTTAGTCCCCTGATTGTCACGTCGAACTGAATAGCGGTGTCGCTCACCTTTTCGTAGTTGTCGACTGTGACATTATCGTATGGAATATAAGAGTTGAACGGAGTTATGCGCTCGTTGAAGCGAACGAGGGTTCTATCGCCTATCTGGAATTGTGGATAGCCGCTGAAGGGATCCATTCTAACTTCGAGATCCTCATCAAAGAATTCTCTTGGAATATCTGATCCAGTCTTTGTAGTCGTGCTTCCGTATTCAGCATAGTACATACTGGCCGTATGTACTCCGTTAACATCTTTGAGGTCGAGATACCAGCTGATAGGGATCTGTTCTTCAACTCTCACCCAGTCGTCACCGTCTCTTTGATAGAGAGCTACGTAGATGTTGTCGACATCTGATTCGTAAATCTGATATTTAGACAGCTGATCGAAAGCGTAAGCTCTTAGACTGTGGTAGCTTGTGATGTCGTCTGGTAGACCGTCTGGAAGAACTGTAGATTCAATCGGAAGAGTAGTCGAGCCCTTAGTGTAGTGACCGAACAGACCGAGTCTGTAGCCACTATCCAACTTACTCTGAATGAAATCTCTGTTGTTGATCTCGAAATCTCCCAACCCGTCATTGTAGATGTATGTGTGGAGAACTCCGCTCTTTCCATAAAAGGACACAGTCCTTCCTCTACTAGAAGAGTTCAGAATAAAGTCGAAAAGCTCACCGTCTTCGGTGTTGTATACCATCATGCACGGATGATTGTCTTCCCAGTAGACTTTGAATCCTCCAGTAGTCAGAATGCCCTGGTCGCTTGGTTCGTCGAAGTCGTAACTTGCAGATCCAGCACCCATATTCTTCAACTTGAAAATTTTGTTGACCGTCCAGTTTCTGGTTACTATGTTACAGCCAGAGTCTCTATCGAAAGAGATGTTCTTTGCCCACGAAGCGAAATAGCCATGCAAGCAGTAGTCTGCATAGCCTTCAGGAATAGCCTCTTTGTATATCTCCATGTATCTGTCATATACGGTACTGCCATGATCAGTTACGTATGGAACTTTCGAGATACCGAAAGATCTCTCCACAACTCTGTTGTGGATTGGGTTACCATCCGGATCGCGAATTTCGATATACGGGCTCTTTATAGCTAGATTGTATACTCCAGCTATGTCAGTTGCACCCAGCTCGACTGTGAGATCTTTGCTTTTCCAAACTTCTGCCATATTCTCTCGCTATGCGTATGTGTATCTGAATCTGAATCTCAAGACCGGAATGTCTCTGTCAGATGTGAAGTTTACGATGTTGTTGTTGTCATCCAAGATGTTGTCGTCGAAGATCTGCTTGAGCAGAGGATAGACGTACTGGAAGTTCTGCTTAGCTGCCTGATATGTGATGCTTCCTGAGTTGATAGCGTCTCTGAGAGCGAAGTAGAAAGCTTCCTCACTCAAGTTCTCGAGGTAGCTCGTGCTGTTAGCGCCGACTCTGAGGAAGGTCTCAAGACGGATCGTCTTAGAGATCGTCGTTGTGTTCGTCTCGACCTCTTCGTTTCTTCGTCCCATAGACATGTTGATCTCAGTAGTGTCATCTTCTCTACTGTCCTTGCTGAAGTCGATCTTGTATGGTAGCTCAATCGGACGATCAGATGTTCCAGATACGATCTTTCTCTTGTCGATCCATTCAGTTATTAGCTCAAGCATCTTGGTAGATGTGTCTGTCATCTTTCCCTTAGTGAAGAATGAATCCTCTTCGAACGTGATGTCGGTGTAGTAGGAGTCATTCACGCTTGGGTTTCCGCTCAAGGAGAGGTACACGTTGTCTGGATCGATGCTGACTTCTTCGATTCTGAAGTTGCTAGATGAGCTTGTTCCGTCTATGACCTGAAGGGTTATGTCACGACCCTCCATGCCGTAGAAGATGTCTTCCATCGTCGTGCCTCGAATGTCTTGCTCTGGGAGAATCAAGATGTTCTTGTTAGTCTTGACAGACCCTGGCTCGAAGCGGTACGTCTTAGCAGAGCCCTTGATCAGCTCAGAGACCTTGATGTCGATGTTTGCTCTCTTGGCTCCTGGATTTTCAAGAATCTTGTTGTAGATGTCAGACTTGAAGATCTGACTCTTGAAAGTCGTGTTCTCGGCTAGCCACTGATAGAGTGAGTTCTCCAGCTCATCCTTGAACTTGCTCATGTCAACGTGTCTGTCCACCTGAATGTCGCCAACCACATCATAGTAGTGGAAGACTGGCGGAAGGCTGACTAGCTTAGAGTTCATGATCATTCTCGGCTCTGCGTCAGCTCGAATCTGTGCAGCCCACTGTCCGAAAGTGGATCTGTCCAAGTACTGATCAGAAGTCGTTCCCTTCGGGTAGATGAGGAATGACACGAAGTCGAACAGGTGCTGCATGTAAGTGTTGTAGTCGATGTAGAGGCAAGAGTTAGAGATGTCCTCGTTCTCGTCGAAGATGTTGATCGGACGATAGAGTCCGTTAGCCTCTCGGTAGATGTCTGAGAAGAGAGTGTAGAGAACGATGTTCGTTCTTCCTGCGTCGTGCTCGCCTGATAAGTCTTCCAGCTGATTCTCTCCGTAAGCGATAGCGTGCTTCACGTTTATCGGATCTGTTATGGTCAACAGATAGGACATGAAGTCTGGGAGAGTTATGAGCTTTGAAGTAGATGCGAAGTAGATCTTAGAGTTGATCTTGATTCTCTCTTTGCTCTCGAAGTCAGTTCCGCCGTGGACAGCGCTCTCGAACATGAAGGTGACATAGTTGGAGATGTTAGTGACGCTGCCAGCTCTAGAAGCGTAGATCTTGCCCTGCGCTGAGAGAACTGATCCGACTGCGTTCGGATAGTTAGCGTCTGATCCGTCTGTCTGGAAGTACTGAACGTAGAGATTCTGGTCTGTGCTCGTGAGGCCAGGGCATGAGTCGATTCCGTTGCCGAAGTAGATTCGAACCGTCTTGTCGTAGTTCGATCTTATGCAGCAGACCTTGAGATCTGCGCCAAACTCAGACTTCTTTCTGTTCTTGAACGCCTTGGAGAGCTCGACTGCCTCGTCTTCGATGTAGAAGAGACTGTCTTCTTGGAATGCTGACTTCTGGTCAGTTCCGATTCCAACTTTCGTGATTCCATACTGCTTGCTGTACTCTCCGTTGACGTATGCGAACGGATCTCTGATTCCATACCAGTTAGAGAAGCTCAAGTCGTCGATGTCATAGAATTGATACTGCTTTCCGATCTTGTTAGAGTACGTTATTGGATCGAGAACTTTGACGGCTCTCTTTCCCTGAACAACTTTGATGTATCTGAGCTTTGAAGATGCAGTAGCGCTGACCTTTCCAGACAGCGTAATGTAGCCGTCTTGCTGTGTCTCATATCCGTTCACTGCGTAGAGGATCTTCTTGCGCCATGATGGACTCTGGCCGTCTCTAACGTCAGCTTCTGTGAGAGTATATGAGTAGCAAGCGTCAAGCATGAAGTCATGTCCATTGAACGTGAACTTCAGATCTTCGTTGTTGAACCAGATAGTGTCTCCAGCTTGAACAGTGGAAGGCAGAGGTCCTCTCAGCTCGATAGAGATGTTGCCGACAGCAGGAACTGCTCTCTTCGGTTGATAGCCGAGATTCTTTCCGAGCTTGATGATGGAAGAGTCTAGCTTAGCTGTGTCGAGATAGTTCTCTTCGGCGGTTCTCTGGATGTAGTAGTTCGTCATATCCATGACGCCAGAGAACATCTCTTGGAAGTAAGCGTAGATGCTCGCTTGACTCAAATTTCTGTACTTTTCGTCTGCTAGGATGCGGTTGTTCCATTCATCCAAGATCGATTCGTGTGAAAGCTTTGTATAGTCCATGCTCATATAGTATTTATCATAGAAGCCTCAGATAAATAATCGACAAACCTACTAAGAGGCAATAATGGGAAAAGTTGTAAAAATCATTATACAAGGCGTAACTAGTCAGAAGGCTCAAAAAGAGCTAGACGACATCACGAGATGCCGCAATGACATTCTCTACTTCGCTAAGAAGTGCATGATACTCACAACCGAGGGTCTCAAGCCTTTCGAGCCATATCCGTGGCAGGCGAGACTCCTGAAGAAGCTCACGATGACTCTCAACAGCAGAGATCTGGTCATGGCTGCTCGTCAGACCGGAAAGACGACTGTCGTAGCCATCTTCTTCCTGTGGTATGCGATGTTCCACAACGACAAGAATCTCTGGATTTTCTCTAGAAAGGAGATTGCAGCTAAAGAGATCATGCAGAAGATTCGTGAGATGTATGCTAATCTTCCGAAGCATCTTCGTTTTGAACTGAAGCACAACTCGAAGAGCTGGATCGAGTTCAGAGAGAATCATTCAAGAATCGGCTGTAGCGCACTCTCAGACAAATGGATCCACGGCCGATCACTCGACTATATCTGGATTGACGAGGCTGCATTCTGCCATGAGGGAGGAATGGATACGAAGTTCATCGCCTGCACCTTCCCAGTCTTCTCGACTACCAACACCGGAATGATCCTCACATCTACTCCGCACGGAACAGCGAACGAGTTCTATCAGCTCTGGCTCAAGTCGCCTGGAAACGGATTCAGACGCACGAAAGTCACGTGGGGTGATATTCCTGGCCGTGATGAGGACTGGAAGAAGAAAATGATCCGTGATAACGGACAGTTATTCTTCGACCAAGAGTTCGACTGCAAGATCCTGAGATCCAAGTTCTAGAGATTCTTGAAGTCGAAATCTTCGATTTTCATAGCGTCAGTGAGTGTGTTTATCTCATTGACGCTCTTTTTGCAGATTCCGTTCTGCCTCGACATGAAGAGCATGTTCCTAGTGTTCGCTAGATCGATCTCGTCCTGAATTCCGATGTGGAACATGCGGTTCATCTGGTTGGAGAGGTGCCAAGCTTCACGTTCTTCGAAGTAGCGCTCCTTGTTGCTGCGAGAGCAGATCTGGGCAGTCGGAATGTTCAGATCCTTAGCGAGCTGAGATGTGTACTTGCCCATGTTCGAGATGAAGTGAAGGAAGTGGGACGCTTCGTGAAGGAAGACTGCCATAGCTCGATTGTCGTTGAAGTGCAGCTTTCCGTCTCTGAGATAGTCCTTCGAGATGTAGAGGATGTTGACAAACTCTTTCGTTGTGAAGAAGCCGCCGATTCCGCGATCGTCGAGAATTGACTGATCCTGAAATACGATTGAGAAGAACTTAGAAGCGACGATCTTGCCACGGATGAAGTTCCATGCGACCATCATGCCCTTGTTGTCAGTGTCGATGTCGAGCATAGCGATCTTGGCTTTCGTGTAGATTATGCGGTTGTCTCTCATAGAAGCGGTCCTTTTGTTTGGTTTACGAGTAAAATATAGGATTTTCTCTGCAAATTGTAAACAGAAAAATTAAGATTTTCTCAATTTTAGGGGTTTAGAAATCTCACAGAAATGCCTATATTTACCATGTAAACAACAAAAGGACCAATTATGATAGAATACTCTCAAAAGGAAATCGACCTCAAGTTCGCCAACGCTGTCGACTACATGGGAGCTTTCATGCCCAACTTGATCAACTTCTACGCTCTCTTCACAAAGCGCGTGAACAACAAGATCAAGAGCATCAGAATTTGCTGCAAGACCGACATCACTCCAGTCTTCGAATATAACGAGAAGTGGATCTGCGAAATCGAACCGCACGCCTTCAACATGTTCCTCGTTATCGAGCTCTACCGCTTCATCTCTCATCACTGCACTCGCGGCAAGGAATTCGTCGGCGAGAACGCTTTCATCGCTTCTACTGCTCTCTGCAACGCTAAGGAACTCTCCAAGTTCATCATGGGCGCTCCTCAGGAGATTCTCGATCTCTTCGCAAAGGACGTTCCGAACAAGAAGCTCATCGAAGAACATCTTCATCAGAAGATCTCCAACAACGACTGGTACTTCGAAAACGTCTACGATCTGCTCACTCAGAATCAGCAGCAACAGCAACAGGAACAGGATCAGCAGAACCAACAGAGCCAGAACCAAGAAGGTGATGGCGAAGAAGATCAAGAAGAACAACAGGAACAGTCCGGAAGTCAGGGTAAGAACGAAGATCAACAGGACCAGCAAGACCAGAACGGTCAGGGCAGTAAGGATCAGGACCAAGACAAGGACGAAGATCAAAAGTCTCAGGGCGGCGCTGGTGACGGCGACGAAGATGAAGATGATTCTGACGAGGATTCCGACGAAGATTCGAACCCCTTCAACGGCAACGGCAAGAAGGACAAGGATGACAAGAAGGATTCCGACGACAAGCCGCAGAACGGTCAAGGAAGCGGTTCTGGCGACGAATCTGAAGAGGACGGAGAATCTGACGGCGAAGGCGAAGGTCAGCCTCAGAACGGCCAAAGCGGCGCAGGAAACGGCAAGCCTCAGCAGTCCGACTCTCAGCCGCAATCTCAAGACCAGAACATGAAGGACTGGGCTGAGTCTGGCGACGAAAACACGGAAGAATGGGGCGAGAACGACACGGTAGATCAGCTCGTCCGCGATGTTCTCGAAAACAAGTGCAAGCCGGAAAACTGGGGCGATCTCAGCGGCGACCAGATCGAAG